AGAGGATATTATCCTCGGTCGAGGGGATTACGCTGGCATAAGCTTTGAGGAGCGCAAGGAGCTGGTGAACGATCGGCGCTGGTTCGCCATCAGGTTGCAGCGCAACCGCTATGGTGACAAGATCGACCTCGATGTGAAGGCAAACGTCCAAGTCGAAGGCAAAGTGATCGACGTCGAGGCGCTCGATTATGACCAGCTGGTCGCGTTCAGGCAGGCGCTGCAGATAGCTTCAGGAGCGGAAATTGACGACGACGATGAAGACTACACCGACTATGAAGAAGTTGATGATGGCGAGGGAGAAGGCGCTCAAGAAGATTAAATTGATGGATATGGCTCGGGAGCGTCCGCCTGTGACGTTGCCTAAATTTTCATGGGATAAGGAGAAAGAAGATGATGTTAACGGAAATGGCAAAAGAGATTGATCGGCTAAACCAAGAGTTGGCCGAGCAAATAGATAAAAAGATGCAATTGTGCGTCAAAATGCTCGATATGGTGCCAAGGCGAGACTATGATGCCGTTATTGGGAGCGTGAAGGTTACCCAGAACATGATTGAATCCCTAATGGTGGAGCTTCGCAAGCACGATCCAGCCAGCTCTATTGCCCGCGACGCATCGATCATTCTGGGCGGCTTGGAGGCCATTGTCACGCCTGCGCGCATGAAGGAAGACTATAACTTCATCGACCACCTGAGCCCCGTTGGGGTCTTTGGCACCGTCAAGAAGGAGCACAAGCCATGAGGGAAGCTTTAGCATCGGAACTGCGCAAGGCTTATTGGGAAAGCAGGACAGACCTTGTTGATTCTTGGCATAAATCTGATCATGAAGCCAAGCAAGCTTGGCGGCGCGTGGCCGACGTTGCCATAAGCATGATCGGAGCGCCTGTGGTTGCCGCGCAGCCGCCAGTAAAGCTTTTGGGTTTAGAAGAAGCTACAGAGGAAATGCGGCAGGCGCTTTGGAACATCATTGAAGAGGCTCAGACGGCCTTGCAGGCGGATTAATGACCACTATCCCCGTCGATGGCCAGATGCTTAACGTCGAGATGAACGAGTTTAACTCGGCGAGGCGCATGTGCGAGATGAAGCTGACCGACTTCATCAAGCAGGCATGGCACGTCATCGAGCCGGGCCAGCCTTACATCCACAACTGGCATATCAAGGCCATTGCCGAGCACCTCGAGGCCATCACCAACGAGATGATGATCGACGACGAGCGATACTATAACCGCTTGCTGATCAACGTCCCGCCTGGCGCAATGAAGTCCCTGCTAGTCAACGTCCTGTGGCCCGCTTGGGAATGGGGGCCAAAAAATATGCCCTATATGCGGTACGTATGCGCCTCGCATGCCATGCCGCTCGCCATCCGTGACAGCATCAAGATGAGGCGACTGGTCTCATCCCCATGGTATCAGGAGCGGTGGGGCGATCGGGTGACGATCACAGGTGACCAGAACGAGAAGATCAAGTACGAGACGACGGCCACAGGATTCCGGCAGGCGGTAGCTATGTCAGGAATGACGGGTGCCCGCGGCGACCGCGTCATCATCGACGACCCGCACTCGGTGTCCTCGGCCGCCTCCGAAGCCGAGCGCACCACCACGATTGAGACATTCGAGCAGGCGATTCCGACCCGCCTTAACAACCCCGACAAGTCCGCGATCATCGTGATCATGCAGCGCCTGCACGAGGAAGACGTGTCCGGCGTGATCCTCGAGAAAGAGCTGGGCTACGACCACATCATGATCCCGATGGAATACGATCCCGATCGGTCTTACCCGACAATGTTGGGTTGGCAGGATCCTCGGTGGAAGAAGGGCCAGCTGTTCTTCCCGAAACGGTTCCCGCGGCATGTGGTCGAGCGCGACAAGCGGATCATGGGCAAGTACGCGGCGTCCGGCCAGTTCCAGCAGCTGCCGACCCCAGAAGATGGCGGTATTATCAAACGCAAGCATTGGCAGCTTTGGGAAGATATAAAATACCCTCCATTCGACTACATCATCGCCAGCCTCGACACGGCCATGACCGAGAAGACTGAGAACGACCCGTCGGCGCTGACGGTCTGGGGTGTCTGGACCGATGACCCCAAGACCCATGCCACCCGCATGCTGAACCGCGATGGCCACATGACCCATGTGCTCCGAACCTATGACGAGAAGGAGGTGCCTCCTCGGATCATGATGATGCATGCGTGGGCCAAGCACCTCGAAATGCCCGAGCTGGTCACGGAGGTGGCGCAGACGTGCCTCCGGTGGAAAGTGCAGACAATCCTGATAGAAGACACCACCGTGGGCAAGCCAGTTGCGCGGGAGCTCAGAAGGATGTATTCTGGAAAGAACTTTGGCGTTCAAATGGAACCCGTCGGCTCGATTGACAAACGGGCTAGGCTTTATTCGGTGCAACATTTGTTCGAGGAAGGCTTGGTCTACTGTCCCGACAAGGCATGGGCCGACGAGGTTATAAGCCAGTGCATGCGGTTCCCAAAAGCCAAACATGACGATCTGGTGGATTCGGTCTCGATGGCGATGCGGTATCTCCGCCGGACAGGGTTTGCCCTGATGCAGGATGAGATACAGGAAATGTACGAAGACAGTCGGCAGCACACGGGCAGACCGCCTGAACCACTTTATGGGATCTGATTATGGCTCTTGTCGCTAACCCCAACCTTAGACTAGTTGACCAAGATCCATTGGAAACTGAAGACATCTCGGTGGAGTTGGCGGATGATGAGAGCCCCCGCCAAGACATCGACGAGCACGGCAACATTATGTCGATCGAGCTGCCTGACGGGTCGATTACGTTCTCGTTGGATGGGTCGCCAATTGAGAAGTCCGCTAATGCACGCAAGACGGGCTGGTTTGACAATCTGGTCGACGAGATCGATGCCGCCGAGCTGTCGATGATCGCCCATAATTTGATGAAGGGCGTACAAGATGACCTCGACAGCCGAAAAGAATGGATTGAAGACCGCGCCCAAGGCATCAAGCTCCTCGGCCTCAAAGTCGAGATCCCCGGGCTGGCAGGGGCGGCCGATGGCGCTCCCGTGGAAGGCATGTCACGGGTCAGGCACCCATTACTGCTCGAAGCTGTATTGCGGTTTCAGGCGAATGCGAGATCCGAGCTATTGCCAACTGACGGGCCCGTCAAGATAAGGGAAGATAACAACAATGCTAATCTTCAGTCGGACCAGTTAGCTAATGATCTTGAGAACGACCTCAATCATTATCTCACAAGTACGGCAAAGGAATACTACCCCGACACCGACCGCATGCTCCTCATGCTGGGCTTCGGGGGTACGGCGTTCAAGAAGGTATATTTTTGCCCGCTCAGAAATCGCCCGGTCAGTGAGTCGATCGATGCTGATGACCTTATCGTCAATAACTCTGCGACTGATTTAAGCAACGCCAAGCGTATAACCCACCGTATCTACATGCGGGCTTCGACCGTGAAGCGCATGCAGATCCTCGGCGTCTATAAGGACATCGACCTGTCCGACCCGAAGATGATCAAGTGGGATGCGGCACAGCGTGAGAAGATGGCGCAGCAGGGCATCAGCTCAGAGTCGTTTAACCCAGAAGACCGCGACCGCGAGATCTACGAGTGCTATTGCGAGCTGGACATCAAGGGGTTTGAGCATCGCCGCAAGGGCAAAGAAACGGGCCTTGAGATCCCGTATCGCGTAACGATTGACGCGTCGACCCATGAAATCCTGTCTGTGGTACGCAATTATGATGAAGATACTAAAGAGCTGCCTGAACAACGGCAGTCGTTTGTCAAATACACATTCATACCGGGGATGGGCTTTTATGACCTTGGTCTCTTGCACATCTTAGGCAACACGACCAATGCGTTGACTGCAGCTTGGCGCGAAATGCTTGACGCTGGTATGTATGCCAACTTCCCAGGCTTCCTGTATGCCGACACGGGTGCGCGGCAGAACACCAACATCTTCCGCGTACCGCCCGGCGGTGGCGCGCTTGTGAAAACTGGCGGTATGCCGATCAACCAAGCTGTGATGCCGTTGCCATACAAAGACGTCGGTGGCGGCCTGATGTCGTTGGTGGAGAACATCAACCAGACGGGCATGCGGGTTGGCGGAACGGCCGAGCAGGCTGTGGGCGAAGGAAAGCAGGACGCGCCAGTCGGCACGACGATTGCGCTGATCGATCAGGCCACGAAGGTACTCAATTCTGTACACAAGCGCATGCACTCGGCGCAAGCTGAAGAATTTGAGATGTTGGTGAAATGTTTTCGCGAAAATCCTGATTCGTTCTGGCAGCAGAACAAGCGCCCAGCACGCAAGTGGGACGAGGAGACGTTCCTCCGCGCACTGGATCAGGTCGATCTAGTCCCTCAGGCAGACCCAAACACCGCAAGCCAGACCCAGCGTTTAATGAAGGTTGTGGCGCTGAAGCAAATTCAAGCGCAGAACCCGTCAATGTATGACCCGATCGCGATTGATACTGCGGCGTTGCAAGCTGTGGGTTGGAGCAATCCAGAACAGTTCATGATCCCCGCTTCGGCGCAGGGTTCGCCTCCTCCTGAGATGCAAAAGGCTATGGCCGAGCTGCAGATCAAGAAGCAGGATGCCGACACCAAGCAGCAGCTGGCGCAAGGCAAGATTGCTTTGGATCAGGCTCGTGTACAGTTGGATATGGCCAAGGCACAGCAGGACAGCCAACAGGGCGGCCTTGTAGGCCCACAAGAAAAGACCGACCATGAAAAGCGTGTTGATGGCATTGATTTGATCATCAAGGAAAAACTTGCCGACGCTAAAATGATGGATACAAAGATCAAGGCGGCAGGCTTGGCGGCGTCAATGAAGAAAGACGCGGCCGACAATGCCATGGAACAGGCCGAGATGGTTGCCAAGGAGCGGATCCAGATGATTGATCTGGCTCAAAACTTGGCGGTGCATCCTGAAAGCGAACAGGTCACGCGCAATTTGCTTGGTAATATTGTCCCAGCCATTACAAGGTCGCAACCGCAATGATGGGAACACGCGCAGAGTTGAAGGGTGGCAGTGAGTATGATGCGTTCTATGCGCGTAAGATTTACTGCTACTTGCAACGAAGCGGCGTTGTGAGAAAGATTAAGCGGGCTTTCTGGAAACGTCAGCGCACCGAGCAGCGCGCCGCACTAAAGGACAACTGCAATGACTGACGCGCTAAAGATTGCAAAAGAAGTAAAGCCTGTAGCGCGCGTCCAATTGGCTAAAGGCGGCACTAAGAAAGCCAACACTATTGGTAGCGTCGACCATCCTGCTTGGATTCCTACACGACTGGGTAGCGCACAAGATCCAACGGCCGC